GGACGCCCTTGCAGCCGCCTCCCGGCTCGAACTGCCAGAACGACGCCGCTGGCCCGTTCTCGACGCCGCCGGCGAGCACCTGGCGCCGGTGTGCCAGTCCGGATTCCTGCAGCGCGATGGCCAGAACAAACCGGCGCGCGTCGAGAGTGTCCGAGATGCCGCACTTCGCCAGCTCGGCAAGTGCCGGCAAGATTGCCAGGTTGAGCAGGCGAAGCGGACTCACAGCTTTGCTCCCAGTGCGGCGATTTTGGCGTCGCTCTCGCGCTGCTCACGCTCATCGCGCCGGCGCATGTAAAAAGCATTGAGCATGCATGTCGCCAAGGCCGTAAAAATGCCGATAAGGATGCCCCACTGCGTGAGGGTGATCGATGCAACGATTGCGACCACAGCGCCCGCGTAGCTGCCTGCTTCTGGTGCACTTACTTGATTCATTTGTGCCTTTCAATGGGCGTAAAAAAACCGCCCGGAGGCGGTTGTGGATTTATGCGTCGACTAGATCGAGCATGAGAGGCGCGAACGGCACGCCCTTTCGGAAGATCATGTCCAGCAGCGGCGAGCCAGTCAGCGCGACGAATGCATCGTCAACAAGGACGTTTGCAGTCTTGTCGCCGCTTCCTCCAGTCGAGAGCAACGCTGGCGTCGGGGTGCCGTTTCCGTCCATGGTCAGGTTGCCGATCTGCTTCGGAATGCTGGGGTCGTAGCAGTTGTCGCGGATGCCGGTCGTGCTGCCGGCGGTGATCGCGCAGACCGTCTGCCGCTTGAACACGTTGCCGTAGACTTCGACGTTTGAGCTGGACGCATCCACGCGCACGGCGCTGGTCCCACCAATGATCACGTTGTAGGCGATTACGGTGCGCGACCCGAGGGTCTTCGACGTACTGATCGCTGCGCAGCCGGTAAGCGTCGGTGTAGTTCGTCGGTTCCGGTAGCTGCCCAGGCCGCACTCGATGATGAAGTTTCCGACGATCACATGACCGCCCGTGTCGGCCGGCGCGGTCGTGCCTCCGTAGAACTGGATCGCATTGCCCTCGGTGCCACGGATGAGGTTGCCGTAGACCTGGCAGCCGCTCGTCGCATCGTCTAGGCCAATTCCGACGCCTTCGGTGATGTTGTCGAGTGGCCCGCCCCAGTTCTTGGCGTAGCTGACGTCGTTGAAGCGGACCACGTGTCCGGTGCATGCATTGAGCTTGCTACCGGCCGACAGCTCGATCCCGCGGCCGTAGAACGGCGCCAGGTTTCGCCCGGCCCAGCGGCACTTGTTGAACTCGATCAGGCAACCGCTAGACGGATGCGCAGCATTTCCGGTAACGTGCACGCCAAAGCTGCCATTGTTGTCCACCCTGTTGTGATGGACCCACACGCTGCTCGAGGTGTACAGAAAAACGCCGTCGACCAGGTCGGCGACGTCGTTGCCGGCGACGATGACGCTTGCCGCGGCAGTCCCGGTCGGGCCAAACAACCCCTCCCCGTTCGCCCAGCCGATGTAGATACCCGCCTTGTCGGGGTGCGGCGACGGCTGGCCGCTGGCAGTCCGGATCCTGTTGTTCGTCACCTGCAGGCTCGTGATCGGCACTGCCGCAGAAACCTTGATCACGTGCGCGCCTGCCGGGCCGCCGTCGCCGATGAGGATCTCGTTACGGTCGATGACGTTGTCGTCGATAGCTGTGCTGCCGGCCAGGACGATGGCGTTGATCGAAGCCGTCGTGGTCGTCGCCGTCGCGCATTTGATCTTATTGCGAAGGATCTTGACCCGGCTGCACTTCTCGCCGTACAGCGCCGTCAGGTTCGTCGTCAGCGTACAGTCGGAGATCTCGACGTCGCTGCCGACCCACATGATCGGCACGTCGCTGGCGACAGTCGAGCGCTCGCAGCGGATATCGACGTCGGACCACTTCGTAAAAGTCTTCGGGCCGTTGAGCGTGCCCGGCATGATCGAGTCGCCGATACCGATGATCGGCTGCGGCAGCCATAAGGTGTCCGCGGTCCCGTACGAGGTGATGGTCGTGACGTTGCCGCTCGTGCCGCTACTCAGGCTCGGGAATGCGCCGTTCCACCAGGTGCCGCGCTTTTGCCTATACACGTTGCCCGCGCCGGTCGGAACTCCCGCCCAGGTGTTGTATGGGCTCTCGATCGTGCCGTTGCCGTTTGTGGCTGCACTTAGGTCGATATAGACTGTTGCCATCGAATGTCCGCAAAAAAGCCCGCACGCGGCGGGCTGGTTGGATGGAGCTGCGGCCGATCAGGCGTACATCAGCGCGCTCTTGGGGTGGGTGCACAGCAGGAAGTCGCATGGACGTACACGGCTCATCTCGGCCGGGTCGAACAGCTCCGTGCCGCCGGCCATGACCTGGGCGAACGACATTTCGGAGCACCACCACTTTCCGTCGTCGGCCCAGTTCGTGGAATACGTCAGCGGGATGCCGACGGCGCCGATGAAGTCGTAACCCTTCCCTGCCTGCGCATCGCCGAAGTCGATGGCCGCCTGGATATCTGGAACCCAAACTTGGATGTCGCGGTACCGGACAATGCCCTTCATTAGCTCGTCGACGGCGCCGGCGCGGCAGCCATGCGTCATACTTGCCTCCCACGCGCGATCGCCGATGATGGTAATCGTGTGGCTGAACTCATGGGAGCCCGACGCGATGCCGATAGCCAGGCTAAGCGGGTTGTATGGCCAGCGGCTGGTGAGCCGGACGGTAACGAGACCGCGGCTCATGCGAGCCTCACTGCGCGGATGAACATCTGATCGATTTCCGCTTCGGACTTGCCGAGGGCGGGGATCGTCTCGGTGACCAGTGGATCGTCGCGGCGCACGGTGCTCGAGTATTCGAGCTTGGCCAGGGCAATCTTGCGCGCCTTCTCGTCAGCGATGCTTTCCAGGGCCGCGATAACTTCGTCGAGCAGGTCATCCTCGATCAGGATCGCACGCGCCTGCCACATTGCGCATTGCTGCGGCACTGGCTCGGCTGGCGGCGAGCGCGCATCAAGTTCGTCTTGGGTAGCTGGGCGCACATTCCACATCTGCGTCCAGACGCCATCTACCATTTCAACCGACAGTGGGTCTGCAGTTTCGTCACCGGCACACTCGGGCATCATGTAACTAAGCGGATAGACGGCGACGAACGCCAGCGTAGCGTCATCGATAGTCGCCGGGAACAGAACGTTCTGATACGAACGCTTGATCTCATGGAGCGCAGTGTATGTTTCATTCTTCTCAGGGGAATACCACATTGCTTTTCCTTACACGTCGTTGGTATTTGTCGATGGGTAGCTGCGGCCGGAACCCCATATGATTCTGACGGCCCCGCCAGCTCCGGCGCCCCAGTATCCGGAGCCGCTGCCCGGGCCGCCACCACCGTAAGTGCCTCCTACAGGGGTCGTTACGCTAGCGTTTGTCGTTGTGCCCCCAGCGGTGCCGCTACTCCCCCCGCGGCCGCCTTGCTGCGTCGACGACGCTGCGAGACCGCCAGTGCCAGAAGGGCCGGCGCCAAAAATCCCCACGCCGCCGCCGCCGCCTTTTGCTCCGGTCTGCGTGCCGCTGGCTCCCCCGCCGCCCGCACCTCCCGCACCGGCCGTACCGTCTGCCGCCACTAGTGCGCTTGCGGTGTTGGCCCCTTTGCCTCCGTTCCCGCTGTAGCCGCCCGCGCCGCCGCCTCCAGTTCCCCCGCTCCCACTAACAAGGATGCCGCCTAGGCCGCCGTTACCGCCTCCGATGTTTACACCGTCGATGGCCGTAGAGGCGTTGGGCGAACTCGAGGCCGTGTCCGCCGCCAAAAGCACAGTCGACCCTCGGCTAATTGACGAAACGAAAGAAACGCTTCCGCTTGACTCAAACGTTGTAGACCCAGCACCTACCCGGATCGTGAGCGTCTCACCGGGCGTTACCGGGACCGAGGCTGCCCACCTCAAGTCCCCTCCGGCCCCGCCGTAAGCAATCACACTTGACGAGCCGCCTTGTCCGCCGGCCACCGCCACCCCGCTGAGCGAAGTTACGTTGTCAGGCACGATGAACGGGAAAACCCCTGGTGTTATCCATGCTTGCTGACCGACGACGCCTGCCACGGCGCCGATTATCTGGTTGAAAGTCGGCTTGTGCATATCAGATGTCGAAGTTAGGCGCGGTGACGAGATCCACCCGCGTACCGCCGTTGCTAGTCACGAACATCAACTTGTGCCGTTTATTCGCTTGGAGCGAGAAGCCGGTATTGTTCGAAGTCCTGACCGAGGTAGGCAGTGTTATCAGCACCGTCCCGGTAGTCGTAAGCTCAAGCGTCCAACTGTAGCCGCCGGCCGGGAAGTTGGAAAAAGTGAGCGCAGAGTTCGCCGAAATGGATTTCAGGAAGTAGTTCCCGAGGCTCAAATCCATGTTGAGGGCGGCCATCGGAATCGGTACGAACGCTCCGTTGGAGTCGTTACCAGCCAGCAGCCGCCAATTTGTTTGATCGTTCGCCGGGTCGATTGTGCCCGCACCGGCAACAGCTCGTAGGTAGGCTTGGAAGTTGACCTGGCTGATCGCGCACACGTTCTGCGCGTAGGTCATCCCGCTTACCCAAGCCGAAGCGTTGGCCGCTGCCATTGCGGCAGCCGCCGCGCCGGTCGCCGTGCCAGCACTTTGGAACGCCTCGAGCGCGTTGTTGTAGACGTTTAGGGCCAGCGCCGGCAGCTGCACAACTGCAGCAATGAGCCACGTCACGAAAGCGTCGACGCGCGCGGAGAATGTCGAGCGGTCGCCGCGCTGAGGGGCTGCTCCAGTGAACTGATTAATTGGTGGTGGGGACGTTGCCATCAGGGCTCCTATTTCTGTTTCAGGTAGTTCGAATGACGCCCTGCACGTCAATGCTTAGCGTGCAGCGGTTGTACGAGTCGTAAGTGAGTTCGCCACTTCCAAGACCGAATACTCGAAGACCGGCGTAGCCTGGCAAGTTGGCGCCGAACCAAACGGCAGGCACGTCGAGCACGCTCTGCACCGTGGCCAAAGCTTCGTCAGCGTCATCCTTGGAAAGGATTGCGGACATTGACACGTCAGTCGTCGCCTTGCGACGCACGATCTTGGTGTTGCCGTAGTCATCCGTCTTGATGTAGCTGTATGACTTCGGCTTGGCCTTGGCGCCGTACTGAGTCTTACCCAGCGCCTTGATGGTTCCGAACACAAGTAGGCCGCATTTGACCGTGCCAGCGCCTTTGCTAAGCGTGACCGTTGCCTCAGCGTTGCTATACGGCTCGATGCCCCCAAAAGGAAGATCCGTCAGCGGCTTGAAAGGATCGAAGCACCACTCATCCCACTCCCCCGGCGTACTGCCTTCCATCTGAAACGTGCCATCGAAAATGACCGTGCCACCAGGAGCGTCCTTGATCAATACGCGGGCCTGATCGGCGTCTACGCCCGCCAGATAACCATCCGAGAACGACCCTGGGCGCACCGTGAAGGTTAGCGATGTGGCCGCAGTCGTCTGGGTACTGACGTCCGTATCGAACGCCGCCCAAGGATTTGTCGGATTGACGTCCTGCCAGTACGCGATTGCCCCGAACTGATTGTTCAGGTCTGTCGGATCATGGTTTAGGTTGTTGTCCAGCAGGCTCTGATACACCCGCTGGGTCGTTGCGCTGGAGCAGAATGCGCCCTTTGCAAAGCTCGTACCGCTGGCCCATGCAGGGTAAGGGCTTGCAGGCGCATTCGTGCTGATTAGCATGGCCGCTGTGATGGGAATCGGCACAAGGACACTGAGGAACTGCGTCATTATGCGATCTCCACCAGCAGCGGCCCGCCGCCGGCCGTCGCGTTGTCGAACATGTCTTTATGCTCTCCAGTGTTGGTTGCGGTACTGGCAGTGCTCTTGCGGATTTCAGCCAGTTCGGCGCGCACCGCCTTGAGCTCAGCCAGCAGCGCCGCGTTGTTGTCGGACGGGCTGGCCAGCCGAGCCATCAGCGCCCGGTTATCAGCGGCCGGGATGATTCGCTCGCCCTGGTGGACCAGCGCCGGCATGTCGTTGGGCACCAAGTTCGTGCCGACGGCGAACGGATGCAGCTTCTTGTACTCGTCCGAGTTCTTGATGGCTGCAGCGATTTCCGACAGCGACGCACCGCTCTTCAGGAAGAAGGACAGCCCACCTGCATCAGCCGAGCGGCCGAGCAAGTCCTGATACAGGTTCTTGACCTGCGCCTCCGACGAGTTCTTGATCGAGCCGGTGATGGCGCCGATCGAAGTCCCCGCCGCCGCCTGGTTCTGCCAGAAATCCATGCCGGCCGAGTCCGGATTGCGACCCAGCGCGTCCTGGTAGGCCTTGGCAATTGCAGAGGCCGCGGCAGCTACCGAGTTTTGCTGAGCAGCGACGATGGCCGTCTGCACGCCGTACAGCGCCTGCTCGATCGACAGGCCGGTCGTGCTGATGCCCTTCAGGACGTCGATCTGTTCCTGCGTCTTGGCCAGCATGTCGTCCAAAGCCTTGGACTGGTCCTGCAGCGCTTCCAGCGACTTTTCTTCGGCCGAAAGCTGGTCACCCGTCAGATCGCCCAACTGCGCGATGTCGTTCCGGGTGGTCAGGAAGTCGAAGAGGTAGTCTTCTTTCGAGCCGAACTGCTTGCTCGAATCTTGGGAGACTGCACCGAGCGCCTTGCCGAGCGATTTGATTTGCTCGTCCGAGAGTTGCGCACCGCCCTGCACCGACGCCAGCGCAGCCTTGATCTGCGCCTGGGCCGTTTGCCGGCCGATCACATCGGAGCCCGGGACATTCATTCCGTCCAGCGTGCTGCTGATCGTGTCGGTCAGCGACTTGAGGCGATTAACTGCCTCGGTCTCGCTGTCGATGCGCTTTTGCAGGAGGTCTTTCTCGCGGCTGGCGACCTTCTGCAGGACTGAGAACGCAGTGTCCACACCGCCGAGCAGCGTGGCGGCAGCGGCCTTGACTGCCTCGATGGCTGCAGCCTGGGCTTTTACTGCCTGGATCTGGTCGAACAGTGCACGGTTGCTCTCGTCGAGCGCGGCGCGCTGCCTTTCCAGCAGCTGCGTCGAAGACAGCGTCAGATTGTCGAGCTCGTCTTGCAGGCCCTTCCGCTCATCCGATACCGTCTTTGCCTTCTGCGCTGCCTGCACCTGGTCGAACAGCGACCGGTTACTGGCATCCAGTGCGTCGCGCTGCTTGAAGAGCAGTTGGGTAGACGACATCGTCAGCTCGTCCAACTGATCTTGCAAGCCCCTCCGCTCCTCGAGGACGGCCACAGCTTTCTGCGCTGCTTCTGCCGCTGTATCTGGATGCACCTGAGCGAATGCCTCTCCAAGGGCCAGCAGGGAATCGATCTGCTTGGCGCCTGATGCGGTTGCTGCCGCACCAGAATCGACCAGGCTATTTACCAGCGCTTTGAACTCATCGCGGGTCTTTGGAATCGTGCTCAGGCCCAGGCTGGCCAGCGCCTTGTCCAGCGCGGCGGACACCGGCGCAATGCGCTCCGCGTCGGTCAGGAAGTTCTGATTGAAGAACGACGCCTGCTGGCTCAGCGCCGACAGCCCGCCGGCCAGATCGATCAGTTGCTCGCGCGCCGCAGCCGACTGCAGCCCAGCCGACCCGAACAGCTTTTCAGCCGAGAAGCCCAGCAGCTGCGCGACCTGGTCAGTACCTTTGAAGTCACCGGCCAAGCGCTCGAGTGCAGCAGAAGCTGTCTCGCCCGACTTGCTCAGCGCATCGAGGTTCGGCACCAACTGTTTCGCGAGATCGTCGGCGACTCCAGCGAAGAACTCGGTGATGACCTGCTGGTCCTTGCTTTGGTCGCCGGTCAGCTTGAGGTCGAACGTCGTGCTGTAGTCTTTGACCCAGTCCGCCTGCACGCCCAGTGACTGAGCGAAGCCGGCCGATGCAGTTTCCAGCGCCGACAGGCCTTGGGTGAACTGCTTCACCATTTCGTCGGTGAAGCGGGTCGTTTTCTCCCAGTCCCTGTCGCTGCTGAACCAACCGCCATCCTGATGCAGGTTCTGGTAGCTGGCACCAGTCAAGCTCGAACCCGACACCGTGCCACGGATGCCCTGCCCTGCCACCTCAGTATCACCATGCCCGAAGGCTGACTTCCAGAGCGATGCGACTGCGATAGCGCCTCCCACCCAAGGGAGTGCGGCTGCGATAGCACCCATACCCGATGCGAGCGCACTGGAAATGCCAGGACCGACCACGTCCAGGATGCCACTGCCAATCGAGAGTCCCACCGACGAGGTAAGGCCTGAGCCCACGCCGGCGCCAGTCAGGCCGCCAGCAATACTACCCATGAAGCCAGACCCTAACCCGCCGGCAATCGTCAGTCCGCCGGTCGCCGCGCTGTACAAGTTCGACGCCGCAGACGCCGCCCCTACCAAGCCAGTGCTACCGGCTGCGGCAGCCCCGGCAGTAGGCAGCGCACTGGTGAGCGCAGCGCCGGCCGCGTTGCCGATTGGGGAAAGAATCGGGCGCAGTACCAGGGTGCGGAACAGGTCCTTCAGGTATTCGGCGGCGCTCTTCCCGCCCCTCATGATGTTGTCGGTCAGCGATTGGCCGATCTGCTCGGATGCCTTCTCCGCATCCTGCACCATCTTGTCGAGCGCCTTCTTGTTGACCTCTTGCTCATCGAGGTTTTGCAGTGCTGCTGCACTGCGCTTTTTCGCGTCGATCAGCTTTTCGAGATTCTCGATCTCGTACAACGTCATTCCGGTGGACGCGCGCTGAGCAAGCTGCTCTTCCAAGCGCGCCACTTCCAGCTCGGCAATCGCTGCTTTCGTCATGCCGAACGTGGCTGCCAGATCCTCGTTCTTCTCGGCCTCCTTAATCGCCGCGTCGATCGACTTGTCGGCCGCGTCTTGGTATTCCTTCCAGATTTTGAGCCAGTCTTCCTCGGCCTTGCGCATGGCCATAACGCCTTCGTTCGCGCCGAGGATCTGGATCAGGCCTTCGTATTCATCCTTCTGCGCCTTGGTCAGCTTGAGCTTGCCAGCGGCCAGGCTTTCTTCCAGAGCGATCTGCAGCTTGCGCGACTCAGAAATCGCGACGCCCATCTCGACCTCGCCCTTGGAGGCGGCGATTTTTTCTTTGATAGCAATGGTCAGCGTATCGTAGGCCTTCTTTGCCGCTTCGATGGATGGGTCTTCTTTTACATTGCCGGATCTGTAGTTCAAATCGCCATTGTCGGGCGCTGCCGCTGCAGCCGCCGGTTTTGTGCGTGCTTTGACCCGTTCCAGATACGCTTTCTCGAATTCGCCGAGCGGTCGATTCACCAACTCATCCAGGCGAGCGTTCGCATCTATGACGATCTTGTTGCGCTCTTCGATGGCCTTTTTAATGTCCTGAAGTGGAGAGCCGCCCATAAGAGCCTTAACTCCGCCGACTACCGGATTGGCGTTAAGGATCACCGTAGTCGCCACTTTGAGATCAGCCGTAATTGCCTTCAGGCTGTTCCAAACGATCATCAGCGTCCGACCGAGGACTACCGCGAAATCAGCTGCTTTAGCGATGCCCAGGGCCAGCTCATCAGCCCACTCTTTGCCCTTGCCATCGGCCAAGTTATTTTGTTGCCGATACACATCAAGGAACGTACCGGCTAAGTCTTTAAGCGCAGGCAGGGCGTCCACCGCGACTGTCGTAAACAGCTCCTTAAATCCGAGCTTGAGCCAGCCCAACTGATCTTGGAAGCTTGCGGCAGAAGTGGTCGCCTCGCCAGATATGCTAGTGACGTTCTCATAATTTTCAGCAAGATCATTTAAGAACGGCAAAAGATCAGCGCCTGACTTGCCAATTGCATCAGTGATCAACGCGGTCTTGCCAGCGCCGTCGTTGTAGTTTTGAAGTTTTTTCGCGAGATCGACCAGTACGACGCCAGGATCGCGCAACTTGCCAGAAGCGTCCTTCGAAGAGATCCCAAGCGCCGTGAGCGCTTTATGCGTCTTGTTACTCTCGTCATCGACGGTTGCCATCCCTTTTGCAAGTTTGGTCAACGCCCCGCCAACGTCCTCCATATTCGGTCCGAAAACCGCTGCTACCTTTTGGATTTTCGAGAGGCTTTCAATGCTGGCTCCGGTCTTCTGAGTCAGGTCGTCCAGCTCAGCCAGGTCGTTGATCGCGTTACTGATCAGTGCCGCCCCTGTCGCAGCGATTGCAGCGGTTGCTACAGCTGCAGCGACGGCCATGTTTTTGAGCGAGCTCACCGTCTCTTTGATTTTGTCGACCCAGGACTCCCCAGCCTGCTCTGCATCGCGCATCTTCTGTATCATCGGGCCGGCAGCTTCGCTGACGCCCAACTGGGCAGCCTTCAGCGCAGCCAATTCCGACGCCGATTTACCGATGCCCTCGGTGCGCGACTTTAGGTCATTCAGGAACTTGGTGGAATCGTCCAGGCGGCGTTGCGCTTGTGCGACCAAGTCGGTCTTTCGCTGGGCTTGGTCAAGTTGATCGATGAATGGCCGCAACGCCTCCTTGTCCAACCCCCGCAAGTTCGCAAGGGATGCAAAATTTGCGGCAGTACCTTTGGCTCCTGCGGAGAGCGATTCGGTTGCCTGCGTTGCACGCTTGATCGACTCGGCCATGCGGGCGGTGGCGCGGTCGACCTGGGTCGCTGCCGTGCCGGCACCAGTGCCTACACCATCAAAACCCGATCCACGGCCCACATCCTCCAGTGCCTTGGTGGTTTTCTGGGCAGTCGATCCAAGGTTCTCGAGGTTTTTCCCGGTCCGCGCTACAGCAGCTTCGACCGGGCGAAGTCCAGCCTCAACCCCGCTCGCATCGGCCGTGACCTTGATTACCGCTTCATTGACGATTTCTGCCATCGTTTGCCCAAAAAAAAACCACCCGAAGGTGGCTTGATTGCGTTTCAAAGTTCAATCTAAGGTCTTGTCTAGCTTGACCTTTGTTTCTCTGCACAGATCTTCAATGAGGTACCGTACAGTTTCTTTTTTCGGTATCTCGCGAGAGATGACCACTCCGCGCTTATTCCGTATTTCTAAATACTTTAGCGGACATGCAACCACGCCGAGGTAAGGCAGCTTATCTACCCCTTTCGGTCCGCCCGTTGCCATCGTGAAAGACCTCAAGTTTCCATTGGCCCGTATCGACGCGCGCTCGTAGCAGATCGCTTCCCTGGTATTTTTGTCCATCCTGCAAGCTAGTGGTCCAGCATGTGCGCCTGTCACTGCCGTGGAGAAAAGCAGAAAAATTAATACGCGCCTCATTGAGCCTCCTCTTAAAGGGGATCAATGTTACATCAGCGCAACCTCTAGGATGACAAATGCGCGTTCTTTGTTGAGAGTGCTTACCTGCTGTTGGCTGACCGCTCCTCTATCTGCTCATGCATCACCGTCAGCGCCGTAGCCTCCATCACCTGGATATCTTCGTCGAGTCGGTCGTACTCCTCCGGCGTCAAGCCAAGGCGATCCATCCTTCGATAGACCACCAAGAAGTCTAGACCAGTCGCCCCGCCCATCCCGACACGCCACTGCGTGCGCAGCCCCTGGAACACGTTGAAGGCCCGCACGTTGTCGGGCCAGATTTCGACAGACGTTGCCACGTCCTCCCGCGTCAGGCCGGCGACCGCGAGTTCTTCGTCGGTCGGCTCGGATTCGTAGAGGGCCGCAGCAACGTCCCTTAGTTTTTTGCGCGTGCGCCGGTCAGCTCACCCATGTACGTTTCGAGGACCGCGCGGGCGGAGCCGATGTATTTCTTGGTCATCGTCTCCAGGTTCTTTTCGTCGAACGCTTCCTCGAGGTCCCAGCCGCAGGCGATATCCATCAGGATTTCGATGTCCTTACGGCCCTCGAGTCCGTCGACGAACTCTTTAAACTCGTCGCTGTCGCGGTACTTGAACTTGAATTCGATTTCCGCCTTGCGGCCGCCTGGCACGTGGATCGAGGCTTTGGCTTTGAAGGTCGGATTCGGGTTGAGGGTCAGTTTTGCCATGATTCTTGTCTTTCAGGAGAGGAAAAAGACCCGCGAGGAGCTACCTCGAGGGCATAAAAAAACCCGCCTAGATTGCTCGGGGCGGGTTTGGCATAACGGGACTTCTGATTTTGCTTATTTTGCTTTTTTACGAGCCCAGCGGGCTTTTGCTATTTCGCTTAGGAGTAACTTTTGCGCTTCGCTGAGCTTTTTACCTTTATGGGCGGCACTAAGCTTTGCCTTTGTCTCTGGCGATGCTTTGCGGCCAGTCATCGCCGCACTAATTTTCGCGCGAACCGCAGGATCATTCATCCTAATTCTATTTCGCTCAGCTAAAGCAGCAAGGGATTCCGGTGTCTGAGCTGCTTTTTGCGCGGCACTAAGCTTGGCTAGGTATTCAGGATTTTGGCTTCGCTTTCGGGTTGCCTCTCCGGTTTTCTTCTTGTGCTCTTCGGATTTCGCCCTTCCTGTCAGCGATGCCCTCAATTTCTCGTAGTATTCAGGATCGCGCTTTTGGGATTGGCTGCGCATCTTTTGCTTGGTTTCTTCTGTATGCTGATAACCCTTGCAGCTTGAGCCGATATTTTCCTTGTGCTGATCGCTTAACTTTCTCCCAGTTAGCGCCGCTGAAATTTTTGCTCGCATCTCGGGCGTCCTAATCATTGCCCGTTTCGATTCGCGAATTTTTTCTATCGCCTCGGGCGAATGTTTGATTCCTTTCATTGGCGCGTTTGGCTCGGATGACATGTTAAATCCTGCCACTACAGAATCAAACTCCGCAATAAAATGGCGCTCATAGTCCAGCACTGCTTCTGCTTTGCAGTTCAGGATAATTTCGAACTTAAAACACTCGGCTCCATACTTGTTCCATGCATTCTGCAATTTCTGATTGTCATGCTTTCGCAGGCTAAGCATGTACACGTGATTCTTGATTCTCTGAACAAGCCGGATTGAAGATCCAATGTACATCTTGCCGTTTTCAGAACAAGTAATTTTGTATATTCCAATGTTAACCTGCATGGCTAATTATAGCCGACAAGCCCGAGTTGCAGCCACAACGTAGCAACCCGGGGGGCCAAGCTAATTATTAATATCGGACAACTTTATTTTGCAGTGAAAATGTTGCTTTTACGGCCATCACGCTGCCCTTGGCCAGGCTGGGGGACTCGTTAAACGAGCAGTATCCTGCGTATAGGAGCACACCGCCGTTGGGCAGCACGCCTTTCAGGCAGGTCAGCTTGATCCCGTCCGACACGGCCTTGAGGGCGGCGTGGTGTGCCTTCAGCGGCTCATCAACGGTCGTCATGACGACGCTCGTCGCCGAGAAGCCATCCGGCAGCATGATCGGCATGTCGCTGTCCAGCAGGTTGACCTCCTGGGTCTTGCCGTCGCCGCCCGAGATGTCGGCACTCACGACGCCGGTGATCGGCACCCAGGTCGTGACCTTACGCACCGAGCCGGTGCCGGCGCCGGCGGGGAACAGGTTGGTGTCGGTCGTGTCCAGGCCTTCGAGAACGAAGTTGGTGCCGGTCGGGGACTTGACGCGGAACACGCGGCCGGTGGCCTTGCTCCAGCCGCCGGTGTACTCGACGAAATCGCCAGCAGCGAACGTATTGGTCGCGGTGCAAACCGCTTCGGTGGCATTGGTCGCTGCGGTGATGCTCACGGCAGTGGCGAAAACGGTCGCCAGCGCGAACGCGATGTTATTGGGCAGTTGCATGTGGGCCTTTCAGGTAAAGAGCCCGGAAGCCGGGCATGAAAAAAGCCGCCCGGATTTCTCGGGGCGGCTCGGTTTGGGATGAGTGCGGCTAACAGAAGATGTAGAATTCCTGCATGGTCCCGCGATATTTCGTGACTTCGTCGTATGTGTCGGCAGCGACCGTCAGCACCTCAAGCTGCAGCGCCGTTGCCCTCAAGGCATCCTCCACCTGATCCGCGATCTCACTCGCCTCGATGGATGACTTTGACCAGACATTGACCTGCACACGACGCTGTTGCTTTTCGGGCTTTTCGCCGGAGAGGCGCTGTTGAGGGTCACCGCCGACGATTTGGAAAACGATGTATGGCGTAGCGGTGTCTTCCTCTGCAACGAGCGGGAATACGCGGTCACCAGCAAGACCCGAGAGGGCTTGCCGGACTTGGACGTGGGGACTCATCAGGCGGAATTCCTTTCCAGCTGTTCTTTCAGTGTCTCCGTCATGACATTAACGGCCTCTTGCTTCTTACCTTCGTAGGCTGGACGCATGAACGGATAGGCCGGCACTCGGGCGTTGCCGTATTCCAACTCGGCTGCACGCCGGTGTGCAGCCCACCCGACCCGCTTACCGGTGCGCGGGCTGATGTTGGTATTCTTCGGAACGAATTTGTGGCCATTCTCGACAAACCGCCAATAAAACGCGCCGGCAGACGTATCGCGCCGACCATTTCGAACGGTCACCATATAGACCTGTCGCTTGCCGCCATCCGACTCTTCTTCGAGTCGCTTTACGATAATGTTGTCGAACAGAAGGCCCGTCTTCTTGTTCGCCAGCGCGTTTTGCTTAGCTTGGTCACGGAAGATCTCGGCGCCGGCAAAACCAATGGTTCGCAAGGTGCTCTCGCCGACGCTATCCTCGACTCTAGTCAGAAAATCCCCGAACGCCGACTCGAGGCCCGATATATCGAACTCGATCACGTGACGCTCTCGCAGACCAGGAACATGAACTGCCGGTCGGCCGAATCGGGCAGCGCTGACTTGACGTCATAGTCGATGCCCGCATACCGCACGCGCCACGCGCCGTCGACGTCACTGCGCGCGCGGATCCGGATCGACACGCGCACGATGGAGGTCTCGGCATTCGCTCGCAGCACCTCAGCTCCGGTCTGGAATTTGACGTTGGCCCAGATTGTGGCGACTTCGGGCCAATCTTCGACTGGCTGGCCGGCTGCGTCCCTACCCTGCGCTCGCTTGAGCAGCGTTACTCGCTGGTTCATCATAGGTAAATCACATGCGCCCAAAGTAGCCTGCGTACATACTCATTCTTCGGCTGGCCGCCAGTGTCGAAATGCTCTCCCAGGCGCGCCAGGATGAAGCCCTTGATCCCCGCCGGCACAGAGGCGTCGTCCGGACCATAGCCGGCGCGGTACTGCACCTCGACGGCATTGATCCGGTTCGCCGTTACCGGCCACGCCCGCCCCGGCGCCGGCACGATGTACCCTGGCTCGCTCTCGGTGTCGACCTGGAAGTGCTGCGGATCAAGAGTGCGTTGCACGCCATCGGCGTCGTAGAACTTGACGTGCTCGACCTGCAGGGCTCGAGCCTTATCCAACTTCACGGCAGCGGGAAAAGCATCCAGCGTCACGCGCCAGGTCTGCTCCATGATTGCCCGGTTGGTTTCAGTCTCGGCCTCCGCGGTGTACGTCCGAACGGCATCTTCGATCTCCGAGTCGAGCGCCGATTTGCCATCCGGACCAACATCGACCCGGGCAGCCAGGCGTGCGGCCTCCATCGACACCGCCAGCCCTGCCGGCGGAACGATCAGTCGTGTGCTCATCGGAAGTTCCTCTGTGTTGCGGCCGGCCGCTGCGAACTAGTCGCAGCTGGACGGCTCTCGTTGTAGTACTGCTGCGGCACATAGCCTGGGCCCGCTGGTGCGCGAGCGTAGTCGATCTGGGCGCTGTATCGCAGCTGCGCACCACCGCCAAGTAGGTCGAAAGCACCTACTTCAGCGGCAAAGAAGCGCGCGGCACGTAGTCCAGCGGCTCGACCCTGCAAATTGAAGCTCCCGA